TGTCCCTTCTTCATCGTGGCCGCAGAAATCGGATTGTCCGTCAAGAATCGACGCACAAGGCGCAGATTCTCCGAGCCTGCCTCTTCTGCCAAGTCAACAGGAACTCCGGCAGCCTGTAGGCGCTTAATAGCCTTCGCGGCCTCTGGCGTCGGCGCACTGCGTGAGGGTTGAAGAACTCGACCAACGCCACGCGATATACCTTGTCCGATCAAACCACCTGCGGCACCTGCCGCTGCGCTAGTTGCTCGATCCTCTTCATTGGTAAGCGGTTGCGCAGCGCCCAAAAGGCCACCACCTGCGGCAGCACCCGCAAAGGTCTTTGGCGCTGAAAGCCCACGCGCTGCAGCGCCAGCAAGACCGGGAGCGCGGCCAAGCGCAGCACCCGGGATCAGCATTGAGCCAATAGAACCGGCTACATATCCGGCTTTACCTGCGCCGGTATCCATGAAAGCCGCGTTTTCTTCTCGACGCTTGGCCTCCTCAGCGCGCAATCTTTGCACCGTAGCAGGATCAACAACGCCAGCCATCTCGCCAAGTTCAGCACCAAGCTGCTGCGCGCCGTATCCAATGTCCTTGACGGACTGCAGCGCACCGCGACCGAAAGCCTCAAGCCCACCCATCTCTGGCGGATTGCCATCAGCCTGTTGAATGCGCATGCGCGCCCGCGCTCTGGCGAGGGCTTGCTGCTGCTCTTTTGTGAGTTCTGCCATTTTATTGCTTCCTGTTATCTAAACAGCGCACGCTCTGCCGGGGTCATTGCAGCCCACTCTGCTGCTGGAATACCAGCCGGTGGACCGCCAGCAGGGGCAGCAGGAGCGCCGCCAACACCTGCGGCAGCACGCACCTGTTCCTTCAGGCTCTCAATAATCTGAAGGTTGTTTTCTTTGCTCAGGCCAAGCTCAGGTAACTGAAGTCCATATTGACGCTGCTCAAAGTCAGACAAAGCGCCCTCACCCGGGATGCGCAGAGCAGATCGAATGGCGCCAGATAATTGCTGCCTGTACGACTCAAACAACTTGGCATCTTGAGAGTCAAAAACTCTGCTCAACGCACCAAATGCGCCAAGCGGACCACCCGTAGAAAGCTTGTCAAGCTGGCCAGTAATGCGGTTGGCAACCTGATCGACTCGAGTAACGGACTTTTCTCTACCCGCAGTCGCGGTACGCTCTGCGGCAGGAACCGACGATAGCACTCGAATCTGGCCCGTTGTTCTGTTGCGCTCAACAACCGTTCCCGGTGGGAATCCAAGGTCTTCTGCTTTCTTGCCGCTCAGAACTTCAAATCGTCCCGCTGCAGCACCGCCACCGGCTCCACCTCGGGCGACCTCTCGCTGTACGATGCGGGTATCTGTTGGGTCTTTGCGGTTGACCGCGACAAGACCAACTCCAGCCACGTTTTGGTAAACGTAATCCTTCGGTCCTGCAGCAGCTTCAGCAGCCTTCAAAAGACCGGGAGCCATTTGTGCGGCATCCATTCCTGCAGGAGTCGAGTACATACGCTGCAACGCTTCCTGCGGATTGGCGCGATATTGTGATCTCACATTCACGCCAGTCAGTTCGTTTTCTCCGCCCTCTTGAACAGTCGGAGCGGGGGCACCGCCAAACAAGCGACCAGAGATTCTGCCAACTTCCTGCTGCGCCTCTTGAGCGCGCTGCTGTGCACGCTGCGCATCAAGTCGCTTACCAAGTCCAGCGGCTACATTCTGCAGCCCCTCCGTCGCAGTAGTGCCTCGACCCATGGCATCAAATACGGCAGCCATGCCCTGACGGCGCAGTTGCTTGCGCTCGTTCTCAGAAAGCTTGGAAACATCTTCGCCCAGTAGGCCACCGATGTAGCTTTCGAGATTCTCTCCAGCGCGCTTCGCGCCTTTCTTAAACATATCGAGAAGTGCCATTATTACTCTCCGAGAAGGCCGCCACGAACTTTCTGGCCGCCATATAAAGAAAGGAAACCACCGTATAACTCTTTAGGGCTGTACTTCGGCATACTGGCCTTTCTAGGCTTTAGCGCAGGCGCACTCATTTCCTCTGCATCCTGCTCTTCGTCTGTGCCCATTCCAGAAAGGTTGCTTAGTATTTTTGTGATGTCTGCCTTTTTCATCTTCTTCCCAAAGAGGCTACCCATTCCAGAGGCAGCCTGCCTCAAGAATGGGTTAGTCTCCCCAGAGAAAATGACCGGCGCATCACCAGAGCCAAGCATCATTTCTTCACCTTTTTGCTCACCTTGGCATCAAGCTCTTTGACGGCCTCGGTCAGCAGACCGATCATCTGTGCCGCATCAACTTGGCGCATACCATTATCCGCCTTCTTGACTGCGCTAGGCATGACTTTCTCAACATCCTGCGCAATCACGCTTGAGTCTTCAGAGTCATCATCCTCCCACTTAAACTCAACACCTTTTAGGCGATTGACCTTATCAAGCGGGTTTTTGATTTTTGAGATGTCCTTCTTCATTCTCTCATCAGAGAAAAACGGAAGCGCCGCGCCGGCAACCTGCCCAATCGCTTGTACCGGGCTTGCGCGCTGCGTGCTCGTCGTGCTTCCCTGCTGATTGACCAGCGCACCCGACACCGCACCCTGCCGGATGGCAAGCTGCTGCAGCGGGTACTGCTGACGGCGCATGAACTCTTCGCGCTGCGCGTTCATCATCTGCTGAGCAAGTTGTTGCTGGGCTTGTCCAAGTCCAGTCATGGCCTGAGCCGCACCGTAGCGGTTCTGCAGCGCACGCTGTCCAAGATCGCCTAACTGAGACGCCGCTCCAAGTCGGAACTGCGCACCCTGCAACCCGGCCTGCTGATTGGCAAGACCGGCCTGCATGGCCTGCTGCTGATTGAACTGCTGCGCGGTGAGGCCCATTTGAGCAGCCTGCTGAGCAGCCGACTGATTCGCAAGTCCTGCCTGCATTGCCTGCTGCGCGTTGAACTGCTGTGCTTGCGATCCCATCTGCTGAGCTTGCAAACCGGCCTGCTGGTTCTGTCGTGCCGCATCGAGCGAAGCCTGTTGGTTCGCCTGCTCTGCCGACAAGCCCATCTGCATGTACTGCTGACGCGCCTGTTGGTTGGCGAGGCCGGCTTGCATACCCTGCTGCGCATTGAACTGCTCGGCAGTCATGCCCATTTGCTGGGCCTGCTGACGTGCCTGCTGGTTCGCGAGCGCCGCCTGCTGCTGCAACTGTACGTCCGACTGACGCAACTGCGCGGCCTGCTGGAAGCCCTGCGAACGCTGCTCGGCCAAGAAGCGGTTACGCTCACGCGCTGCCTCACCTGCCGCGATTCCCTCTTGGATCGCCGCACGGCTGCCACCGAAGGCGCGAGCCGCCGAGGCACGCTGTGCGCGCTGCTGACGGGCAAGCTCGTCCTGCCGGTTGATGTCCTGCAGGCCAACGTCAATGACGCCCTGCTGGTATGGGTTCATGTACTGCCCGAGCGAGGCGTCCGTGAACTGCGCGGCCTGAGCAATCGGAGCCTCAAAGCGCGTACCGATCTGACCGGCTTGAACGCGCTCAGGGCCACCCTGCAACGCGCCCCCGACACGCTCGGCTGCGATACGGTCGGCTTGGAACTGCGTTCCGACCTGCTGGCCTTGTACACGCTCAGGGCTGAACTGCGTTTGCACCTGCCCCGCTTGCACGGCTGCCGGCTGGAAGCCAAGCGCCGCCTGAGAGGCACGGGAGGCTTGCTCAATCTCTGGGACGTATCCGCCCTGAGAGGCAATGCCTCGCGTCATCGCCTCGCCCTGCATATAGTCTCGGGTGAACGGCGCGACCATCGGGCCACGGTAGGCTTGGAACGGCATCGCTGCGACCTGCTCGGCAAGCTGCAAGTTCTGCAGCGACTCGCCGTACACTCGCGGGTCATACGAAGTCGATGACGTTTGCTGACTCTTGGACTTAAAAAGATTGCTCATAGTCTTTTCTCAAGCACCACTGCGGTGCGTCTGTAGCCTTCAAGCGCCCTCTGCCATCCCGGGCGTCCCATGATTAACATCGTGTCGCAAGCAATTTGCCGCGCCCACTCCTCGATAACTGGTCTGATGATCGTGTCAATCTCGTTGAGATCGCCTGCTCCGATCACGACCGTCAGTTGCTTGATACGCGGGAAGATGTCTACCGTCGTAATGACGCAGGAGTTTTCTGACGACCAGAACTGAAACTCACCGCTCTTGATATAGTCGATCACGTCGTTGTAGTTCATTTGCCCGTAGCCTTCTTTTAAGGCGCGTTCAATCGGCTCCCTAAACTTGGCAACGTGCTCAAGCCCCTCAACATCTTCCTGCGTTACATTCACCGCATACCTCCCGGTACGGCATCAAGGCGTATCGTTCCCACGCGCCAGTCGGTCGCGGGTGATGCACCTGTGATCTTCATCTCTACTTGCCGCCCGGTGAATCTGACCGGCGTGTAGAGTGCATTGAGCGTGTAGCTCTTCGTCGTTTCTGGTCCATTAGGCGCGAACCTAGTTATAAACTGCATCGACACAGAGCCTTGTGTATCCTCGTCGGCGATCAGTTGCTTGGCAACCAATAGCCTCTCGCCGTCGCCTAGCTCAATCGGACCACTGCGCGCAAAAGGCTCTGCGCCATCATAAGCCACGCCAACCTCATGCTCATAGACGTACCCTGACGGGTCAACCATGATCGGGTAACTGAACACGCCACGATCCGTGCCAGCCGTGCGCGCCATGCTGCCGATAGACCAGTGCTGCTCACGGTAATTATAGACCACATACGAATCGCATTCCGTGGAGTTCACGGACGGGTAAAACCACCATACCTCGCCGTACTGGTTATTGGCGACGGCGTACACCTTGGATCGCTGTGTGGAGGTCAGGTTGTCCTTCAGGTAGTCGAGCACGTCGCACTTGATCGGGCGCACGAAGCCGTCGTACATGAAGAAGCCGGAGTTCGACCACCAATAGGCGACCGACTCCACCGCCGCGACACACTGCGCGCTGATGACGCCGCAGCCGCCTGCGATACGCTCAAAGCCGTACACGAACGGCGGCCCCTGATACTGGGCCGTGTGTACGTCCACGTCGGTGAAAATCAGGTTCACGCCACGAAGGCGCTTACCGCAGACAATTGAGCCGTTCGTCTCAAGGTCCTGATCGCCCGCTTGGTTCGTGATCGATGGCGTCCACGAGTTGTTATCCTCCTGATCCGACCACGCCACCTTGCGAGCATTACCACTCGCGCCAAGGGCGAACACGAACCGCTCTGCGGTCACGAGGATCGCCTTGTTATCTATCGGCGCATTGGACAGCACAACCGCATCGTTAGCCGTGTCCAAGTCCCACTCGTAGATTTTGCCGTCCTTGCTGGCACAGGCGAGCAGATACTCGCCCCAGTTGTCGAGGCTCCACGTCGTGGCCGGTGTCACCGTCCCCGTATCAGAGCGTGCGGTGCCGTAGGAGAAGAGACCGTAGCCACCGCCGCCATACCCCAAGTTGAGCACTGCGTCCGCATCGCCGACCGTGTAGCCGGTTGGCGTGATGTCGGTCAGCGTGCCCGACTCGCTCATGGCGTAGAGCTTGCTGTGCGTGCCGATACCGATCCAGCGCACGTTACTGTTGTTACGCCACGCCAGCACGCCACGGCACTTGCCGGAGAATGGCGTGTTGGATCGCTTACGCCAGCCGCCGACCGGGCGCATGGTGTTTTCGTACCAGCGCACGAGCGAGGCATCGCGCCAGCGGCCCTTGCTTTGATAGTCCGTGCCGTTTCGGTATACACCGGGCGGCAGGTTGAGAGGGATCAACGCCAAGGCGTTACTCCTTTACAGATGGTGCGAACCAGCCCTTAAATATGCCGACAAGCAACATAATTGCAGCGCCAAGACCGGCCAGCCATTTTATGAAGGCGACCAGATTCTCAGCCGTTTTCCACGCCGTCGCGAGTTGCTTTACGTCAGCCTTGAGCTCTGACAGATCAGCCTGCAGCACTTCAAGGTCTTTTCGTAGCATCGCGAGTTCCACTTCCTGCTCCGACATATGCCTACTCCGCAGGCTTCTCGTCTGTCTTCGGCAACTGCGCCTCCACCTGCGCCTTCAGTTTCTGCCAGAGCGGGAACCCGCATTGACTCGTCGGGAGGCTACCTAGCAGATTCACGATGGCGACGGCTTCTTCAAGCGTCATTTCTAACTTTGCGTCGGACATTACTTACTCTCCAATGCGGCGACTTTTGCTTCTAGTTCCTGAATAGCCTTAACCAAAATTGGAATGATGTTTTGGTAGGCGACGTTAAGATGCTCTGGCCCAGCCTGCACCACGCCTTCAAGGTATTGCTTCCCTGCCATAGCCTCTTGCAATTCTTGCGCGATAAAGCCCGGCTGTACGCTCTGGTCTTTGCTGTACTCCGGCTTGTATTGGAACGTGACCGGACGCATGGCTTTGACAACATCAAGCCCAGAATCAAGCGACTGAATGTTGTCCTTTAACCGAGCATCAGATCCGTTGACGTAAGCGCCAGCACCCCATACGCCAGTGCCGTTTACTTGCAGATTGTAAGCGCCTTGGTCGGTGGTCCCGGCGATATAAACTTCCCCCCCGCTCGTGATGCGGGCGCGTTCGGCAGATGCCGTGGCATCATAAAAAATTAGATTGCCTGCTGAACCGTAACCAGACCCAGTTGAACTAATGCGGTAGTCTCGGCCACCTGTCCCCGTTTGATTAAGTTTGATTTCTGCGCTAGTTCCGCTGGATCGCTCAATGGTTAGCGGAGAAAGGCTTGATGTTGCGCCGATCCCCAAATTCCCACTCGCATCCAGCGTCATCGCCTGCGTGAACGTGATCGCGTTGCCTGCGGTGCCGGAGGGGGCGGTATGGAACTGAAACGAACCATCACCTTCGCCCATTCGGAATTCAGCGGCGTTAATGCTGCTGTTGATATATCGCATCGTTCCAGCAGAGTCTCGGTAAGCATTCAAACTTAATCGCTGCTGAACCGTGTTGATGGTGTACAACGCACCAGCACCATTCTGAAAGGCTTTAACTCCAGACTGCCACGCACTCGGCGTTACGCCCAGACCGAGGTTGCCGGAGGAGTCAAGGGTGGCTCTGATCGTTCCGTTGGTTCCAAGTTGAAGCGCGGTTGCGTTGTTAGAACCGATAACAGATGCGTAAGCAGACGCTCCTGTAAATACCGTCCCGCCCGCGCTGCCCTCAATACCAAGGTCAAGCCCACCACCAGTATTGCCAAAGGTCTGAACAACCCGAGTGGTTCCGCCACCTGTCAAACCAAATAGATAACCCGATCCGCTAACATTAAGTTTGTACGCAGGCGAACTCGTCCCGATGCCGACGTTAGTACCGTCAAAAACAAACGCACTCCCCGTCGTCAGCGCCTTGCTGCCGTTGAGGTAGGCTACGCCGTTGGCGGTGCCTGCGCTATTCGTCAGCGTACCGCCAACCGTCAGCGTCTTGCCGGTGCCGACGTTTAGGCCAACCGATGTGCCACCACCGGCAGCAGCAAAGATGCCGTCAATCGTGTCGAGGTTGGTGTTGAGCTTACCGCCCCAAGTATCCGCAGACGCGCCGACTTCCGGCTTCGTCAGGCCAAGGTTGGTAGTAGTTGTGTCAGCCATCTCTATTTACCTCAAGCGGCCTGTAAGTAGGCCGGGTGTGTTTTCTCTGTCCAAGTCTCCGCCGTATCTGCAATCGGCGTCCATGTCTCTGCCGTGTCGCTTATGCTGTCCCACGACTCTGCTGTATCCGCTATCGCGCTCCACGCCTTAGCCGTATCAGACTGTGCAGTCCAAGTCTCCGGCGTGTCGCTCTCATCTTCCCACTTCTTCCTTCCGAAGCAACTTACCGCTGCAGAGCCAGAAACAGATGCCGACGCAAACTGCACCCGGTTGACAATCGCCGCGACAGTAGCCGTGCCGGTAAGCGCTGCGCTGTCTAAGTAGACAACCTTCGCCGTCGCAGTCTGGGTGGCTGTTGCACTAAGCGCAGCCTCACCAAACCTTACCCGCACCGCTGCCGCGCTGACGCTTGCTGCAGCCGAAAGCGCTGCATCGGCAAGCCTGACGCGCTGGTAGACAACCGCTACCGTCGCGCTACCTGTCAGCGCCGCGACTCCGAGCCTTACTCGGATCGCAGAGGCCGCGACAGTCGCCGTACCTGCAAGCGCCGCTGCACCATCGCGCACAATCTTGCCGGACGCTGCCAACGTGGCAGAGGCCGACATGGCTGATGCGCCAAGGGCTACACGCCTTCCAATCGCCGTTTGCGTCGCAGACGCTGACAGCGCGGCAGAGCTAAACTGTACTCTGTTGCCTACCGCCGTCAGCGTCGCAGCGCCACTTATCGCTGCCGCTCCTAGCCGCACCCTCACGCCTACGCATGAGACTGTTGCGGCGGCACTTAGTGTGGCAGCGCCCTCCTTCGGGTCGATGCCATACCTGCCACGGCCATATAAACCTGAGCCGTAGCCTGCCATCTATTAGTTCAACGTAATATCAAGATCGCCAGCCGGGATGCGGAACACGTCACCCGAGGCAATCGTCTTGCTCGAGGTCAGCGCGCCGTGGAACAACAGGTTCCCACCCGTCAAGTTATCCCACACGGCAACCCAGCCCACCGTGCCCCACGATGCCGTGGCAGTCGGGAACTCGATGGCGCTCGTGTTGCTTCCGGTGTCGCCTGTCACCGTAAAAGCCACGGACTGACGCGCATACGATCCTCCACTCACCTCAGTGCCCGTACCCGCATCGGTCGGGTCTGCAGTGTGTAGGCCAAGGTAAACGGTCGTCGGAGACGTATAGGCCGTATTCGTCAGCACGTGCTGAAGAATCTTCGTCTCAAGATAATTGGAAAATGCACTCACGGAATAACCCTCGTCGGTTTAACAGCCATCGCGGTACGGCCTTGACTGAAGGCGGCCCGCTCGTTTTGCAACAACATATCTTCCATCGCAGCTTGGTACTGTGATGACCATAGACCCACGCGCTCGTCGTCTCTCAGGTACGGCGCCGCCTGCAATAATGATCCATATAGGTATACGTCGGGATGACGCGCCAAGACCCAGTTTGACGTGTTGCTATCAGAAAGCTTGGGAAGCGTCGCAATATAAGTCAGTTCTGCCGTATAACTAGAGTCTGGTGCCGGCAGCACTTCAATCTGATTGCCAACCAAAGCAAAATAGTTTGGCTTACCCGTCGCCGAGTAAATGTGCTTCTTGGCGTCTAGCTCATCCTGAGAAATAAACGTCAACTGCCGCACGGGCGAGGTTGAGGTCAGGATCAAAGACTTGGCCGACAGAAAGTCGGAAGGCAGTGCAGAGAAAGGCGTGTCGATGGTGGCGTTGGCACGCTTGACCATTTTCTGGGTCGGTAACTTCCGCTCCATCTGCGCCTCTGCAAGCGAGATGAAGTCTGGGATCACCGCAGTTAGATCACCACGGTTGAGCCAGTCGGCGATGCTGCTTTTAAGCTCGCTGTATGATGTTAGTGCCACCTTCCACCTGCTCCTTCATCGCCCACGCACCTTCATGCGAATACTCAAAGGTGCCAATGTGCTTGACCTGATGCGAGAGGTCGTGATCGACCAATACCTCGTATCCAGCCTCACGCGCCTTACGGCAGAAGAAAACATCTTCGCCGATGTAGTGATTTCCGATCGTCGAGTACGGGATCGCAAACCACGGCGCGTCGAGTTTTTCAAACACCTCGCGCTTAACCATCATCACGCCCATGCCGATGTAATCGACCGGCTGCAGACCTTCAGAGTCTGGGGCGGTATACACGCGGCCTATCTTGCCGTCGTCGTCCATCATCGCCACCGGCTTGACGGGCATACGACGGGTCGCATAGTTCGCGGCCACGATGGGCTTGTCACGCAGAATCAGGTGCCCGATAGTTTCTTTCGGGAACCGCATATCTGAGTCAAGCCAGAGGAGATAGTCTGCCTTCTCCTCGAGTGCTTGACGGGCAAGCTCCATACGCTGAGAGGCGATCAGAGTTCCGTGTGACGTGTAGAGCATCACTCGGTCGTCTGTTGTCGCGGTGTGAAATGACATCGCTCGCGCTAGGTCATAGGCAAACGAGGTCATCACCGTGTCCCTTGCTGGGACTAATATTGCGACCGAGCGGCTCATACGCGCCCCGGTCGTGTTCTAAAAAACCTGTTATCGGCGTCGTTGAGCCAAGCCTTCATCTTTTTTGGATCGTCGATGATGCCTTGCTGCTTCAACTTGTAGAACAACGGCATCGGAATTGATGCCACCTTGCTCCACTCGCCCCACCGCGTCCGTTCGTCGGTCGCGGCATATTGTCTTTTGTTCTGCTCTACGATGTCGCTAATGTCAAAGACCGTCTCAATCGTGGCCTCATCCCTATCAGCATCGTAGTGCCACCACTTCGTGGTGCCAGTATTCGGGTCGTAATCAAATAGACGTTTGCCCGATGAATTCATGTGATCCTCAACTAAGGGGCGACGGCACCATTGCCGCCGCCCCAAAGTTTACACCACTATTATCAGGTCGTGGTGAGGTCAGCGGCGAGACCGTGCGCGGCCTCGGTGTTGACCTTCAAGCCCCACTCCACGTTAATCATGCGCTTCTCGGCGTCGCCGGTCTTCGCAAGCTCAACGGTGTTGAAGGGACGCAGGTAAGCGACGGCAGCGTACTCAGGATCGAGCACGAAAGCGTCACGCTCACGCTGGAAGCGGTTGGGCACCACGTTCACGTTGCCGAAGTCGGAAACGTAAACGTCAGCCGCACCGATGATCGACGCGGGATTGTTGCCAACAACTTCCTTACGGATCTGCGCAATGCCAGCAAAGCCCGAAACGCGCTGCTTGTTGACAGGGCCGACCATCAGGATCTTCGGCGAACCACCAGCAGCCCACACCTTCTGGATCACGCTCTTGAGGATCGTCTCAGTGAACGTGCGGAGGTTGGCAGCCGTGGCGTCCGTGCGGGTCGCGTTCGGCGAGCTCGTGTAGACCGGATCAGCGCCGCCCGTGCCCTTGTCCGTGTTGGACTTGAGGAAGGCGAGGAGCGAACCCGTCTTGCGGAGCGCAGTCGACACACCAGCCGAGCCGGCAGCAGCCGCTTGGTTGGTGAGCATGATGCTCTCCATGTCGCGCTTCAGTTCGGCAGAACGCTTGGCAAGCTGGTAGGCCAACTCCGAGCGACGGCCAGCCTTGTCAACCGACTCGAGCGTGCCCGAGATAACGACGGTCTTGCTGGAGATCTGCGTGTAGTTGCCAATGCGGGTCGTCGCGCTGGTCGAATCAAAGGACGACACGTCGTCGCCTTCGATCTGCGCGTTCGTCGTCGAGGCGGCGGCGAGCGAGTCCGTCTGCCACTCAAAGTAAGTGTTTTTGACGTTCTCGCGACCAACGTTCGACATGAACGGGGTCTCTTCGGGCGAAATGTTGTAAATAACGTTCGAGAGAGACTCACGAATACCCTTCGCATTGAAGGTATCAAAAGTATTAGCTGTCTGTGACATTAGTGAAAATTCCTCAATCTAAAAACTGTTCAAACACAGCAGCCGCATCTTTGTGGCTGCCACTATTTGCGAGTCTAGAAAGGGCGGACTTGGATGCTACGACCTTTGATGACTGCGGAGGAGAGGCGGCACCGGCCTTCATAGGACGTGCCTTCTGCATGATCTTTGGACGCATCTGATCGCGTTTGCTCATCAGTTCGTCAAAAAGCATGGCCTTTCTCAGTGCTACCACGGCTCGAGCGTCGTAGATGTCCGAAATCTCCTCGACACTAAAGCCGAGTCTTTCGGTGGCATACGAGACGATCTTCGCCTTCTCGGTGCGAGCCTTCTCGGCATCGCGCCACTCTGGCAACACTTCGAGCAGTTTTGAGCGTTCGACTTCCAATGTCTTGCTCTGCTCAATCTGCTCTTCTTCCGCCTGTTTCTGCTCAAGAGCAGCACGCTGGGCCTGCACCCAGTTCATCTGCTCCTGTCTCGTGCGCTGGATTTCGCGCTGTCTCACCCACTCAACCGGGTTCTCTTTGTAGAGACGGTCCCAGTCGATCTCGGGCGGTTGCAGCGAGCGCATCTGCGCATCGAGCACTTCCAAGGTCTGTGCATACCGTTGCCGCTCTTCCCGCGCTGCCGCTGCCTCTGCTTCGGCCTGTTTACGGGCCTCCGCAATGGCTTGCGTCTTACGCGTGTAATCCGCGGTGCGTGAGTAGCCCTTTAGAAGCTCGTCCAGCGGCACCTCGACTTCTTCCCCGTCAACTTTGACGCGGAATGTCTGGGCCTTCTGGGGCGCCTCTTCGGCCTCCTCATCGCCTTCGGTTTGCTCCTCGCTTTCGGCATCCGACTCGCTGTCTAATGCCTCAAGCTCCTCTTCTACACTTTCAGTTTCTTGCTGCTCGTTTTCGCCTTCATCAGCGGCGAGCATTTGCTCGAAAACATCCTGCGTAGTTTGTACGTTTCCCGGGGGTACACCCGTGCCGGTTTCGCTCATATCTCTATTGTGCAAGATTCAAGCGCTTATTTGCGCCCTGAAATCTTGTCGATGTCTCTTTTTGCCATCGCGCCGTTCTCAACTGCGATCCGCAGGTGGCGCTGAATCTCCTCGAGAATCCCTACGGCGAGCCATAACCGCTCGCGCTCCTCTTGGTCAGCGGGCTTGCTCTGCCGCCACGCCTTGAGGTACTCAGACTCCAGAACGGCAAAAGCCTCCACGAGCATCGGGTGCTCGAGGAGGTCTTTGGCTTCCTGCCCCTTGCGGGCGTCGATGTAGGGATTTCGTTCGCTCAAGCGAGAAGGCCGCCTTTAGGTTTCTTCATGGCTTTCTTCAAGAGTTTACCACCCTTGTCAGCCTTGTTGAATTCCTTGGCGACTTTCATCGGGATGCCGACCTTCTTTGCGAACTCCTTGGAGTGCGCGGCTGCGGCCATGAGGCGGGCTTGCTTCGCTGATTTACTAGGCATTTTAATTTACTCGCTAAAGTCTACAACAATTTTTGCGGGAATTGATTTTTCACCAAGGGACTTTAGCGCTCTAATGCGATGCTGCCCCTCCATGACAAACATCTCCCCAGACGGCTCAACCCCGACAAATATAGGCGATATTTCTTTGCTTTCTTTTATTGCATTAGATAATGATTTAATTCTTGCGATTTCATTTTTCTCAGAATATCCGCCCAAATCTCCAAAATCAGAAATCTGAACTGAGCGAACTCCGGGTACAACTTCAGAATTTAAGAAGTTTGATTGCGCAGATGTATATATATCATCTTCTGCGCTTTCTCCGCCGCGACGCAATGAAAAGCCGCTTGACCCATCCCATTCCGGCAGTCTTTTGACGGTAGACTGTTGTTCCTTGCTCATGTAATTAAACCATTCTGGCTCAGGCCTTTTTATTGTTTTTATTGGTTTGTTTTTTAAATCTTGAGCTTGAGACATTAGTTTTGTCACACGGTCTAAATCTGCTTTATTAGCAAAAAGCGTTTCTTCGCTAACTTGATCAAGCCCTCTATCTCTGTCGGCTTTTATTCGCTCTCGCATTTGTGCAGAAATTTTTCGAGCTTCATTTTCAAGAGCCACAGCATCTTGCGGAGCATCAATTCTCGACATGACTGGGCCAGCCTTCTTGCCAAGACCTGCCAATCGCCCAAACGGAACAAAAGACGCTGCAGCCATCGCAGCCGCAGCCGGATCATTAGCGCGACGTGCGCGCTCAATGTCACGCAACGCCATTGCCTGCCCGATACCCGGGACAAACCCTAGAGCCATCTCAAGTGCCTGCTGCGATGCTGGCACGTCTTCCTGAGGATCAAGCGACAAAAGGCTGCGCGCAGTACGTTGAGCCTGCGGCAGCACTTCGTCAAACAGCAGCCCTGCTGATTTTTTCTTACTTGCCACCTTTGCGCTTCCTATATCGCTCAAGCAACCGTCGCCCCTTGGCAACGGCACTGGCCTTATCACCCTGATGCCCCCACGCCTCAAGGCTTAACTTAAGGCGCGTCTTGTCGCCCTGCTCGTCAAAGAGCAGCCCCGGCATTGATCCCATGCGCGTCAGGAATGATCCTTTTCGGCGCATCTCCTGCGGTGAGTCTGGAGCACCCTTTACAGGTGGCTTTAACGTGCCTCCAGTCTGCGCCTTATACGACGCACGACCTTTGGCGTTTAGGCCGCCTTTCTTAGACTTGCCCTCTGCGCGCTGCCAAGCCGGAGATTTCACTCTTCGTCCTCGTACTCGCCTTC